AGTAATGCTTGTCCCATCCCGCACCGATACCAAATATTGGCACGATTATGTCATGCTAGCAGATGAAGTTTACTTTGTCAGGGGTCGCCTTAAATTTGGAAGTAGCAGTAATAGCGCCCCATTTCCGTCCGCGGTGATAGTATTTGACGGCAGCAATTTATCACAAATGTTTGGAGCAATAAATCGATGAATCGTAAAATCCGCCGGCACCTAGAAAAGAAAATGGGCAAAGCGGCTGCTGACAACATGGCTGAAAAGATATTTCAGTTCAACCAACTACCCGAGCAGTGCGATGCATGTCAAAAATCATTTGATAAGAAGGATAAGAGCATGGTACAATTATGGTCAGTTGTTATTAAACAAGAAGTTGTACGATTATTTTGCCCCCAATGCATACAAAAAACACAGGAGATTATAAATGAGCATAGCAAGGTTAAGCCCGAGCGCCCTAGAGAAGATACTTAGTGGAGAGATTAGTGAAGACGCCACATGCGTGGTGAAATTTTATTCAAATGACTGTCATCTCTGTCACGCGCTTCAGGAATATTATGCGTCCCTTGCCGAAGATGAGGCATATTCTAATTTGTACTTCTTTGCTTTCAATGTAGATGACCACCCGGCTATCGAGAAACGTCTTAAATTTAATGGGGTTCCCACTATATCCGTTATTCGTTCCAAGGCCGGCACAAAAACAAAAAGAAGCGGGGTGCGCATCATGCCAGAACCAGACCCGCCCCACAAGAAAACATGGTACCGAGTATCTGATATTAAGAAATTTATCGAGAAGGAATCATGAGCAGCCACAAACGCGCCGCACTCTCCTATGATGATATATTGTTGGTGCCCCAATATTCAGACATTCGGTCCCGCGCCAATATTGATATATCATCCGATTTAACTAAACGCTTGGTATTAAGACTTCCGGTCATTTCCTCCCCAATGGATACAGTATCAGAAGCCCCAATGGTTACGGCCATGGCAAAAATGGGAGCAACGGGGGTGATCCATCGCTATAATTCTATCGAAGAGCAGGCGCGCCAAGTAAGAAGAAGCCTAGATATTTCACAGACACCAGATATGATAGTGGGCGCAGCAGTAGGAATTTCAGGAGATTATTTGGAGCGCGCCGCCACTCTGTTGAAAGTCGGCGCTACATTCATTTGTGTGGACGTAGCCCATGGCCATCACATAATGATGAAGGAAGCATTGAGCACCCTTCGTCATCATTTTGGAAATGATATACATATTATGGCTGGCAACGTTGCGACTCTGCTGGGCGTTAATGACTTATCCGATTGGGGAGCAGACTCGGTGAGGTGCAATATAGGGGGTGGTTCAATTTGTTCGACGCGCATTCAAACTGGGCATGGACTGCCTGGATATCAAACCATTGTTGAGTGCGCCAAAACAGATAGAGATGTAAAGATTGTTGCAGATGGCGGCATTCGAAATTCGGGCGACATGGTAAAGGCACTTGCGGCCGGCGCTCACGCAGTAATGTGCGGCTCCCTATTAGCTGGGACTAATGAATCTCCTGGTGAGGTATTTGTTCGAAAGGATGGTTCTCGCTGGAAAACTTACCGCGGGATGGCCAGTAAAGAGGCACAAGTTAATTGGAAAGGACACTGTGCTTCCAATGAAGGGGTGTCCGTTAATATTCCCTATCGAGGATCGACCATCCCGATTCTGGAAGATTTAGAGCGTGGTATACGGTCGGGCTTTTCGTATTCTGGTGCGCACCGTTTAAACGACCTACATGAAAAAGCAAAGTTTATAGTACAGACTTCGTCGGGGCTTTCCGAAAGTCACACGCACATAGTCGGAAGAAGGTGGGGATGAGTACAGACCCAGACTACGGAAAACTAACAAAACGAATAGTATTCACTGACACAGAACACCAACATGCTAAGTTGATAATACGCCTTAAACATGACGGACTGCGCCAGGCCGATTTTTTTCGTTCTATAATAGAGGGGTATGTGAGTGGTGATTCTCGCATCCAAGATTTTGCAGCAGAGAAAGGTACCCACTCACAAAAGCGCAAAGCCAAGTCTAAAAAACTTGCTGGCCGCGGCAAAAGTATCGCCAAAGATTTGGGCTTAAATGAGGGAGAAATTGATAATATCTTTGATATGATAGAACAGGAATGTCCTGATTTATGAACCACAGTGGCTTGCGAGGATGCGCGCTTGAATGCATGCAAAAAAACAAAAGCTGTAAACAGCAGAGTTGCCGCCTCTGGATTGACTTTCCGCAAGAAAAAAATTGTTGTCTGATAGCTATTTTTGAAAATGGGGCAATGACATTGCGACAAATTGGAGATCGCATTGGGGTCTCATTCGCGAGAGTAAAGCAAATCGAAACGGCCGCTCTTAAAAAAATGAGAAAGAACAGCTTGTTAAGCGATTAGTAACTATTTATAAATGAGTTGAACTTTAAGGAGAAGAATAATGGCTCGTAAAGCACTGTTAACAGAACAAGAAATTCGCAGATTTTTAAAGTTGGCGAACGTTGATGCAATCAATAATCAACGATTAGAAGAGATTGGCTTCACCGAGTCGGCCTTAGAAGAGCAGCTTCCGCCAGAAGAGGAAGAAGAAGAACTCGGCATGGACGTGGACATGGGCCCCCCCGGGGGAGAAGACGAAATGGCCATGGATGTTGGTGTCGAAGATGAACCAGACGTTGGCGGCGAGATGGACGAAGAACTTGAAGACATGTTAGCCAAAGGCGTTGAAGCGCTCGCAGCTGCATGGGGAATCGAAGATCGAGTAGACGTAGAAGGCGGCGAAGAAGGCGCGGAAGATCTAGAAGATCTAGAAGAGCCGGTCCCCGGCGAAGAAGAAATGCCAATGGACATGGATATCGAAGGTGGCCCCGAAGGGCTCGATGTATCCGCCGAAGAGGAAGAAGAAGTCCCGGTACCCGGTATGCGTTATGAAGAAAACGAAATGGTACAGGAAGTGGCCCGCAGAGTAGTGGCGCGCCTTTCCAAGCACCAAAAGCAAACAGAACTATCGGACCGACTCGCTGAAAGAATTCTTAAGAGATTAACTTCAAAATCAACTTGACAAACGCCTTACGAAACGTTATAATATAATGGTCACATAGGTGGCCATTATTTGTGAGAGCATATGGAATATTGGTGGTTTTGTTTATTAACATTTATATTTGGATATATTACTTGTAAAACGTTTTACTTGTTAAGATCGGCGCGAACAACGTTGATATTACTTAAGGCATCTCAAGTGATATATCTTTCGACAATTATAAAAGCCATAGAGAATCTCTCCTATTCGCGGGAGATTATGTTGGAACACATGCTCAGGACCGAAAAGGGCTCCAACGAAATTAGCTCCTTTCAATACAGATTTGACCATGACGTTGAACACCTTCAAAAGCAATCGATAAATGTTTTGATGGGTCTTCATCCTCCATTTTTTAGAAGCACTGTAGACTTTGAAGATTGGCCCAGCGCTATGAAATTTCTGACAAACAACAGTGAATCAGCACTTAAGTTTTGGGAGCGCGCATGATTGACAAGATTAAAGAAAAAGTAAACACTTTTATTACGAGCCTGGAGGAAGAGGAAGTACCTAAAAAGGTTGTATTAGTCGAGCACGGCGCCCTCCCCGGCGGAACTCCCGAACCTGATTTACGAATCATAGGGCTGTTCACCGATGTGGCCGAAGACAAGGTAGCAGAACTTGTGCAAGGGCTCTTATACATGGATGAGCTTAATAAATTAGAAGGCCCCCCCGAGACCTATAAACCAATTGAGTTTTATCTTTCCACTTATGGAGGTGCGGCAGACGATATGTTTGCGCTTTATGATGTGATGCGTCAGGTTAAAAGTGAAATTCACACCATTGGGGTGGGCAAGGTGATGTCGGCCGGTGTTTTGCTATTGGCCGCTGGCACCAAAGGCAAACGAAAGATTGGTAAATACTGTCGTATCATGATTCATTCAGCCATGGCAGGTAACCACGGCACCCTTCCAAATCTCGTTAACGAGATGGAGGCGCTGCAGCGATTACAAGAAGATTATATCGACGCCCTCGTGGAAGAAACAAAAATGACAAAAGAAGACATTAAAAATATGCTAGAACGCAAAGTTAATGTCTATTTATCTGCAGAAGAAGCTGTAAAATTAGGTATAGCTGATATAATTATTTGAGGTTTTTGATGTCTGAGTTAAGAAATATATTAAAAGAAGAGTATACCAGAAGGCAAAGTAGCATTTCCCCAGCCGAATTAG